TTTCCTCGTAGGGAATGCCGTCGACAAACTCATCGCCGATGGCGCAGCACAGTTCCACAGGCTTCCCGGTTTCCTGGGCCTTGAGGAACGCATAGATGTTGACGCTGACATCGGCCTTGCTCAGATCCTTACCATGCAGACCACCGCCAGTAACAGAATCACCCATGTCGCTACCCAGCTTCCGGTTGGTGGCTCCGGTGTCAACATCGGTACCGCCGGTCCAGTCGCCTAGGGGATTGATCTCCGCCATCGGATAGGTTTTGCGGATCTCATCCGCACTTGCATTGCTCTGGCAAATGATGATGCGGTTGCCGTCCATGATGTACTTGCCGTCATAGGGATACTTACTGTAAAGATCCCAGGCAAAGTTACAAAGCCAGTGCTGTTCCCTTGTCATAGGAACACCACGGAAAATGCCGTTGTCACCGCAGCGGAACGATTCTTCCTGGTTCTTAGCCAGATGCTCATCCTGGGGAACGATGACCACATTGGGTCGGACATCCCCAGCGATCCGCTGAATGGCGGCTTTGATTTTACGAAGGTTCAGCACAGCGGAGGTTTCAATGATTGCATGGCAGACACCGTGGCCGAGCAGAACTTCTACTGCAATCTTGGGATCAATCTGGGTTTCATAAGCGATATCCACGATGGCGCCAGCAATGCGGTCAGCAAGTTTATCGGGATGCGCTGGATTTACCTTTTCAAACATAACATTATCCTTTCCTTGCACGAAGTAGTCTTTCCATAACATCGTCCTGGGGGTTGGGGCCGCTGTATTCAGCGGTGCAGTTCTCACGGACGATCTGGAAGATTTCTGACCACAGACGGTTCGCCTGGGTCATGTAGGTATTTGCGATTGCCACATAGGGCGATTGGATCGCAGCACCCGTAGTGGGGTGCTTTGCCAGAAAGCCTAGCTCGCTTGTGATGGATTCGCATTGTATCCATCTTGCGCTGGCCATGGCATAACGCTCAATGAGCTGGGGGTTGACGATAGATGAACACCCTCGCTCGTGGAGCCAGTTCCACGCTTTTTCATATAGCTCTGCTGCACAGAGGGTGGAACCATCTTTCTGCGTTGCGGAAAGGAACTCAGATGCTTTCGGCATTGCCTGGCCTTCCAGGTCAACCGCGCTGTCTTTGAAATCAATGACAGTCAGCGGCCTCTTGCCGGGATTTCCATCTGTAATTTTCTCCGCAACTGGCTTTTTAGGTCTGCCGCCAGAGCCGGGTTTGGGTCCTCTTTGGCCCATTTTTTACACACCTCCTTATGGCCGGGGCTATTCCCCCGAAAACTTATGCGATTTTGCGCACGTGACCCCAGGCCCGTTGCACGGCGCGAAAGCTGTAGAGATTTGATATCCCCTACCGGGGGAGGTTGCGCACCAAAATGTAAGCGCATCCTCTCAATGATTGTGCCAGCGATCACCGCGTTCTGCGTGGAGTCTGGCGTGGCAGGATTTACACAGAGCAAGCAGATTATCTGTTGCGTGAGTACCTCCTTCTGACAGCGGCAGCTTGTGGTGGATCTCTTCTGTGGGCGTCAGCTTTCCGTCCTGTTGGCACAGCTCACACAGAGGGTGTGCCTGTGCATAGCGGTCACGAATGCGTTTCCATGCTCTGCCGTATCTGCGGTGTACAGCCGGATCACGGTTGTACTTCTCGTAGCGTTGTGCTTCCTTTTTGGCGTGAGCTTCACAAAATCTTCCATGGGTTAGCTCTGGACAGCCAGGGTAAGAGCATGGGCGTTTGGGTTTACTGGGCACGTTTGTCCTCCTTTCTTCGTCGGTGTTGGAACTTGTAGCGGAGGATGTACCACACCTGCTCCAAATAAGAAACCTTGCGGTATCCCAGGGGGAACACCTCCTTTGGGCATAGAAAAAGCCCCATGAGATTGCTCTCATGAGGCAGTTCCATTACTTCTCGGCAATTATAATGATATCACAGGGGCAAGGTATCATTCCATACCATTAGGTATCATGATTGCGTACCGTCTGAATTACTGCCAGGGCTGCGTTGTGGAGGCGGTACAGGTGGTGGATGCTGTAGCCCATTTCCACAGCAATCTGCTCCCAGGTTTTGAAGCACAGATACCGAAGCTCCAGAAGGGTCTGATATTCAGGGTTTTCCACGGATTTGATTATTGCTACCATCTCACGCTTCAGATCCACCAGCTGGTCAATATCGGCATTGATTTCATTCTCCAAATCAATGATTTTTCCGATAATGTCCTGCATCCGGTAGACATTGCGGCTACCACCGCCGGGCATATCGCTCATGGTTGCGGTTGCCTTTGTGGTCAGGTCCCGAAGGGAGAGAACCTGCTCCAGCTTGCTATTGATGCGCTGATCCAGGCGGTATGCCTGGCCAAGATATTCTTTTGCAGTCATATTCATACCTCCAGATTTGCCTTAACGGCATCGATAAGGGCGGATTGTGTTTTTTCTTTCTTGCGAAGGGCGGACATGATCCGCTCGTCAATTGTGTCAGCTGCGATGATATGGTGGATGATCACAGTATCGGCCTTCTGGCCTTGCCGCCACAATCTGGCGTTTGCCTGCTGATAAAGCTCCAGGCTCCAAGTAAGGCCGAACCAAACGAAAGTGGAACCTCCGGCTTGAAGGTTGAGGCCATGACCGGCAGAAGCTGGGTGGATTACAGCAACCGGGATTTTTCCAGCATTCCAATCTGCGATATCCTTGGAAGTGGAAATCTCTCGTACAGAGAATCGCTTCTTGATCCGCTCCAGATCGTGCTTGAACCAATATGCCACCAGGAGAGGCTTGCCATTGGCGGCTTCGATCAGATCCTCCAGTGCATCCAGCTTTCGGTTATGAAGTTCCAGGTAGTGCCGATCTTCGCTGTATACGGCACCGTTGGCCATTTGGGACAGCTTGTTCGCCAGAGCGGCAGCGTTCCCGGCATCGATTTCCTCGTTGCCTAGGGAAAGCACCATATCGGCCTTCATCGTGTCGTATGCCTTTTTCTCTTTTTCAGAAAGGGTAACTTTCACCTCGTTGATCACGCATTCTGGCATATTCAAATGATCCACGGCCTTCATGGAAATGGTGATATCAGAGATTTGGCGGTATATGGCATCCTCCGCACCCGGGAGAGGCTTATAGGAGAAAACCACCTGGCCATTTCGCTTGTCTGGCTGAAAGTAGCCATTGCGGAAGTGGGTAATGTAGCGACCAAGCCGCTGGCCCATGTCCAGCAACCGGAACTGCGCCCAGAGATCCATGAGGCCGTTGGAGGAGGGGGTGCCAGTGAGGCCAACCATGCGTTTGACGGTAGGCCGTACCTTGAGGAGGCTGCGGAACCGTTTTGCCTGATATGACTTGAAGGAAGAGAGTTCGTCGATGACTACCATATCGTAGTCAAACGGCAGACCGCTTTCTTCTACCAGCCATTGGACATTTTCTCGGTTGATGATGTACAGAAACACTCGCTGCTGAAGGGCAGCTTTCCGCTCAAGTTCTGTACCTACTGCTACAGAGTAGGACAGGCCTTTGAGGTGATCCCACTTCTGAATTTCGGTAGGCCATGTGTCTCTGGCAACACGCAGCGGTGCGATGACCAGAACCTTGCGAACAGAAAAGTAGTCCAGGCAGAGATCATAGATGGCAGACAGCGTGATGACGCTTTTGCCCAAACCCATGTCCAGGAACACAGCTGCCACAGGATGCTCCAGTATGAAATTGGTGGCATACGCCTGGTAATCATGAGGCTTGTATTTCATGGATGATCCCTCCAATCTGTTCTGGGCCATCAATGCAGTAAACCAAAAAGCCAAGTGCTTCTAACTGCCTTTTTCGCTTTACTTGCAGTGGCCGTAGTTCTTTGCCGGGAGCCTTCAACTCAATGAAGGCCATTTTGCCGCCGGGCAGGAGTACCAGACGATCTGGCACTCCATCTAAGCCTGGGCTTATGAACTTTGGTGCAAGGCCGCCCATTGATTTGACAGCCTTGACCAGTTTCGCTTCTACAGTTTTTTCTTTCATGAAAACTCCTTGTTTCCAATTGCCGTTGCCGATGGAGGCTCAGCCTTTTTTCGTATATGTGCGTATATGCGTTGCGTTCGGCCTCTTTTTTCTTTACCCACAATCTTTAAGTAGGTAATCGGCAACATCGGCAACACACCACAAAAGTGACCTACCGGTAATGGTTTGGGGTGTTTCCAGTGGTGTTGCCCATCGCCCCCATCGGCAACCACTGGAAACGCTGTGGTATTGCCAATCATGTGGCATCGGCAACTCGGACATATGCCTTTTGGACACCGTAGCCGGGGATGCGGAGTTTGCCAGCAGCATTGCCGCCGTATTTCTTCCAGCCGCCCAACTTGAAGAGGATGCCCTCGATCTCATAAGAGTCTGTTTTCTTCATGGCCTCACGAGGCTTACCGAAGCACTCGCACCATACTTCCATGGCACAAACCCGCTCCCGGCGCACGGTGCCGACAGCCTTGTTGTCACCAAACTCGTCACCGTTAAGGAAATTACGGCGGCGGAACAGATCGTAGGTCTCCCAGTCAGCGGGCAACAGCTGGTCAAGGTATTCCTGGACGATACCTTCACGGGCATCGGTTTCCATGGCGTCTCTCTGCTGTGCATAGGCGGCTGCGGCAATATCGCCTTTGAGGAACAGCTCCTCGCCCTGCTTGTAGTATTCAATTGCTTCTGCCCAGACCTGATCCGGGCAATCCAGTTCCCAAGGGTGATGCTTTCCGTGGCCAGATACATTGACAGGCCAGAAACGACGGTTGCCAGTAATGTCGCGAAGGAAGCCGCCATCGCTGTTGGTGGTACCAACGATCACGCAGGATCGGGGATGGCTTTCAACGGTGGTGCCGTAGGTGTGGCGGTACTTATCATCGGTGCGGGTGATGAAGGATTTGACAACCTCCACATCCACCTTTTTCATGCCGGTCAGCTCAGACAACTCCAAAATCCAGTAGCCTTGGAGCTTTTCAGGAGCGGTTTTATCTTTCATATCGGAGATGGACAGGGAGTCAGAAAACCACTCCTTACCCAGAATGGCAAACAGCGTGGACTTGCCCATGCCTTGTTCGCCGTTCAGAACCAGGATGGAGTCAAATTTCTTTCCCGGCTCATAAATCCGGGCCACGGCAGCAACCAGCGTCTTTCGAGTGACTGCCCGGACATAAGGTGTATCTTCTGCACCCAGGTAGTCCACCAGCAGCGTGTCCAGTCTGGGAACACCGTCCCAGGATAAGGTGGCCAGGTATTCTTTGATGGGGTGGTACAGCCGCTCGGCAGAGGTTACAGCCAGCAGAGCATCTTTGAACTTTGTGGGGGACCAGATACCATAGGTCTTTTCAAAATACAGCTTTGCGCAGGCTACATCGGTATCGCTCCAGCCGGGCTTGACCTGGGGCCAAGGAAGTTTTCCGGTAACATCCAGCATACTTTTGAACTGGTTAAATACGATATTTTGCAAATTGGGGTCGTGGCGGAGGATGATGCAGATGTTGGTCAGTGTATCTCGAACAGAGCCGGTCCGATCCAGCTCCAGCTGATTCTGCCAATCTTCATCGGTAAAGTCTGTGCTGGCCTGGGACATACGATCTTCTGCAAAGACTGCCTTGACCCGGTCATCCTTGAGCGCTAGTTCGGTCATTGCGGAATAGGAGGGGAGCTTGTTGATCGGTGTGTCGGCAGCGGTCTTGTCGTCCAGATCCCGGAAACGGTGGACTCGGACAATATCAAAAGCATTCAGCAGCTTGCCGCAAGCGGGGTCCGTGGCGTGATGGCTGTATGCGAACTTCCCGTCGTACAGGACAACACCGGCACTACTATCGGCAGGAATGTAGTCGTAACGACCATTCATGGCGGAGGGAGCGTAGATGTCAGACAGAAAGGTATCAATTGCCTCTTCAATGGTGTAGGCCCGGCAGAACGCACCCACAACACCGGGTTTTGTCAGCGGATCTGCCTGCTGAGAGATGCTGCGGCGGACAGCTTCAGACTGTCGGCTGGAGACAGGCCATGTAGATGCATCTCGCCAGTCAGCATATCTGGACAGATACTCATCCGGGTCCAGATCAACGCCGTCCTTGGTCTTGAAGAAGAATTCTCCGTTGGCGGAGGTGGAGGGCCAGTACATGAGGCGGCAGGCTTCATAGGTGGTATCGTCAAAGAGATCAATGCCGATCTCCTTGGCCACCATCCGGGCGACGGGAGCGTATTCTTCTTCAGAGATTTCTCTGGACAGAGGGATGATCATACGCAGCCGGGGGTGTTCGGGGGTATGCTTATGCGTGGAATAAACACAGCATTTGAAATCGTGGAGCAGCTCGACGGTGGCCCAAATATCGGGGCTGCCGTAGTCCATATCCAGCGTCAGCATGGAACGGCACAGCACCATGCCATTCTTACGACGGCCTTCCCGGAGCGCACCGCCAACGAAGCCACCCACATCCTTGATGGAGTCCTGGCTTCCTTTTTTCAGTTTCCGGTACTCCTCTACAGTTTCTGTGGTGCGAATGGTAACGCTGACTTTCTGGCACAGCTCCTTCCAGGAGAT